TGAGTGGTTTCAAAAAATTCTGCGATTTCTTCCTTTGACAGCGCTTCATATGTGTTCATATTTAACCTACACTCTCGGCTTCTTCCGTCTCCTCTTCTTCGGGTTCCAGTTCCGGAGCCGGATGAAGTTTCTCCAGCTCCTCATAGAAATATTCTTTGGCAGTATCAGACAGCCATCCATACCTCTGCTGGTCCTCAATCAGGGTAATGGCGTAGTCTTCCGTATACTCGCCATGCTTGATGCAGTTCAGAAATGCGTTAATAACTCTCTGTTCCCGTTTAGTCATGGTTCATTCTCCTTTCATTAGCCGTTGTTTTCCAGAATCAAAGCCTGAAGCTCTGCAATCTTGTTGTCGATGTAGAGCTTGGTGTCAGCAGGATAGGTTACAGCGATGTTGCCAGCGTCTGCCCAGATGTTGTTGATGCCAAGTAGAGTTTTGATTTCGGTCGGGTCAAGCTGGACTACCATCGGCGCTACGAGCTCGCCAATAAACTGCAATGGTGTCCCATTCTGATACTGCTCAGTAATATAAGCCTTCACAGTTGCTATGTCAGTAAAGCGAGTTTCTTTAAAGCCAATCGTATAATCAACTAATTGCCATTCTCCCGGAATCAGTTTAGTCCAACTTTTTGTAACACTTTTATAATGCGAGCTTACCGCGCGTCTTCTGCTCTTAAATTGGCTATATCCACCGACCTGCGCAAGATTATCTTCTACTCGATAAACATTTTCCGTTCCGTTCATCGTGACAATCGCTCTATCGACCACCAGCTTTCCGCTCGCCACATCCAGCGTCCCGCCGTAGACCGTGCCAGCTTCGGCGGGGAAAGTAATATCGTAGGTCTGGCCTTGGTACGCATGATACTCCGTGTCTGTGGCAGGATAATTGATGCTGACATTATTCCCATATGTAGTTGATGATGTGAAAAATGCCATATAATAGCAATTTTCAGGAGTCGTAAACGTAGCATTTCCAAATGCGTTTGAAGTTGAAATATATGTTTTATCAACATCAAAGAATAAAACTCGTCCTGTATTAGTCGGGGTTTTATAATAATATGTTGTATTCGGACGGACGGGTATTAGATTTTTATTTCTAACATAGTAAATACTATTTGTTTTTATGCCATCGGTATATACACCATTCTCCCAGTCCTCATCCCAGATATTGATCCCCGTCCTCGTCACCTTCGCCCCAGTCCAGCCCGTGATCTGGCAAATGTTGGAGTAGGGAGTATACGTTTCGCTTACAGTTGAACCGACTTCAATTTGGACTGTCTGTACAGTAGCATCTATATCTGTAGTGGAGACTTTGCCAATTTTAACAACAAACCATTTGGCGTTTTCTGATGTAGTAATTGTGCCTGCTACTACGTTGTTTACATACCCGTCCGCATATAACCTTGCACCAGTTTCTCCAATTACTGGTCTCGAGTCTAAATAATACTCTCCGATCTGGAAATCATCATTGGCTGTCGAGCCGGAAGCCGTAGTTCTTATTACCTTAAATGCGTAAGTCGTAGACGGTTTAATAGGAATTATATACGAACGATTATCCGTATTTGCTGTAATTTTTCCGTCTGATGTAATATAAGCATTTAGTATTGTATAATCGCCAAATTGGTTAACACCACCCCCAGCAGGCCACGGGCTATCATACCCATGCAAGTCCTGCACAGGCTCGATGGCTACTTCCACCTTCCGCATGGGCATACCGTCCGCTCCGTCCGTGACAGATACGATGGGAGCGGGGCCAGCGGAATCAACGATCACATTATCCTGGAGCTGCTCAAAAACATCTTTTAGCTCTGCTACATCCTGTGTCATGGCAGTGTAGTCCGGGGGGATAGAATCCAGCACATCCTGGGCATCCTCGGCACTCTGGGCGGCAGCCTGGGCGCTGTCATCGGCAGCTGTCGCGCTGGCAGCCGCAGATGCCGCAGAGCTGGATGCAGCTGTAGCAGAGCCGGACGCAGATGTCGCGCTGGACGCAGCGGCTGTCTGGGAGGCGGCTGCCGCGGTCTGGGCGCTCTCGGCGGCTGTCTTAGCCGCCACAGCATCATCTTTCGCTGTAACAGCAGTATTCTTCGCAGTCACTGCCGCATCCCGTGCTGACTCTGCCGCCACCTGAGACGAGCTTGCCTCGGTTGCTGCTGACTGTGCGTCCGTTGCAGCGCTTATAGCTCTTGTTCTGGCAGAATCTGCGCTAATAGCGCTTCCCGATGCCGCTGTCGCGGCGGTACTTGCAGCAGTCGCGCTGACCGCTGCGGCTTCCTGGGACGCAGCCGCGGCTGTCGCGCTGTCCTCTGCGTCTTCCTGGGATGCCGCCGCGGCTGTCGCACTGGCAGTTGCGCTGGCCGCACTCGAGGCCGCCTCATCAGCAGAGTCTGCCGCATTAGACTCAGACCCAGCCGCCGCGGTAGCACTGGCGGCTGCCGCAGTTGCGCTGGCTGCTGCCGCAGCGGCATCGCCGGAAATCTGATCCACATAATACTTTGCGTTATTATGGTATGCCGGATCCTCGCTGTCTACATCTATGCCGCCACGCGTCCCAGCAGCCCAGGCTTCAGCATTGGACGCATGAGTCTCTGCGTCAGTTTTAGCGTCCCCTGCGGCTTCTACGGCTTCCTCGATATCTTCCCGAAGCTCTGTCAGATCGCCCAAAGTCGTATCCACCTCTGACAGCGTACTCTCTGCGCCAGTCAGCCAGGTATCCAGTTTCTGGGGAAGATCACCAAATGCCAGTACAATCTTACCGTCATCAGGGGATTCGGCCAGAATCTCCAGCGAGTCCAGCATACTGCTCATCGTGCTATTATCAGGCATATATTATCATCTCCTTCATACAGATCCTCCGGGATCCTGGGAACACAGCACCCAGTCATTCCCCGTCCAGTAGTAGGGCCACACTTCCTGCCACTCAGCCCCTGTCCAGACATACCCAATGCAGGCTACAAACTGATTGTCTGTATAATAGCCAAGCGTCTTGTGTACGGACATCGCCGTGTGTGATACCGTGATAAAAGTGGTAGATATAGTGTTGTAAGCCTCAATGGTATAGATGTATTCCCGTTCCAGATCCTCATCTGCCAGCATAATGACTACGGTATCTTCGATAAAGTCGGCGATCTTTACCCCATCCCGGAGCAGCCTGTAACTCACAGCCTGTCCAAGCGTATCCGTCACAGAGCCACTCTTAATCACGGTCAGCTGGTACTCGTTCTGGATTAAACTGATTCCCGGATGTACCGGAATCAGCACATGATCACGTGTATAGGTCGGTGTGACCGTCACGTTAACCGCCGGGGAGGGCATGGTCAGCTGCCAGGTAGTATCGTTAACTTTAGTGACTGTTCCTTTACTGGCTGTCATCCCTGTACAGCGCCAGTATCGATCATCCGGAACAACACTCAGTGTGACTATCTCTCCCCGGGCCGCGATAACCCTGTTCGCCGTCACTGTGCCGCCTGTCTTCTGAGTGACCGAAACGTTTTTTCTGATGTAGTTAGTTTCGATGTCAATCGTGGCCCTGCCGTCCATACAGTACCCGCCGCCACCGCTTACACCTCTGCCGACTTTACGGAGGCACAGGGTCTTCCCCGCTAAATCTGTCCATTGACCCGATTTGTTCATCGCAGACATGTCGAAGCTTGTCTGCTCGGTGCTGATCAGCTGATGCAGAACACTGGCGTTAGGGTCACACAGGTAAACGGTGATGCCCTGGTTTCCCCCGTCAATGTTGAATATCTTGGCCTCGCTGAAGGTGATCCCGACTGGATACTCATCGGAGTCAAGCTTAATAAGCTTGCCGTCTGCTGGCGTGGTATATGGATCATAGTATTCCGATCTTGTAGCGCTGAGTCTCGATGTGACGGACGAATAATAACGCCACATGAAATAATTAGCACTGCCATAAGGGTTGCCTATGTACGCACGGAGAACCTTGCCTGCCATACGATCACCCCTTATACCTTCGGCTTCAGCCAGATCATACCGGGAGTCGGATTATCAGGCTGGCTTGCTGAATATACGATACTGTCTGCGTCCAGCTTCGCGGCGATCTCAGTATCCATGCTGTCCATCCGGAGCTGATCACTCAGAATTGTTTCCCGGATTGAAGCATCCGCGCTTTCCAGCCGCCGCACCGCAGTTTTCAAGGGCTCCGGGTTCTCTGCCAGAACATCCACCATTACGTTTTTGCCGTCCAGCACAACGTTACCGTCAATACCGTTAACAGCCGTGACCACACCTTCGCCGTCCATACCGATGTATGTAACGGTATATACTGTGCCGGGGGATCCGGTTGTCCAGTTATAGGTGATCCTCGTCCACATATAGGAGCCCTTTTCAGGGTCAGGCGAACTTGTCCAGTTATTGTCATCCGGGGCTATTGTGCCGCTGGAGCTATTGTGATATGCGACATCCGGGTTGCCAAGGATGTTGTTCAGCTCATCCTTCACCGAAAGCACATAGTTAACCCAGTCTTCATATGGGGCCGGAACAGTGCCGCCCTCGATACCGGTGACAGATTCCTCCACCAGGGTGGGGATCACTCGGCTTTTCTTCAGCAGACCGTTGTCGGGAAGATTCAGCGCCCGGGCCTCGGTGTATCCAACACCCTCGATGTATGTGGCGCTCAGCGTCACCTCCCAGGTCAGAATCTTCGTCTCCGGGTCATAGCTTGTGACCATCGGCAGGGCATGATTCTGCCCCTGCGGTTTATACAGCAGGTGAAAATGCGGGTTCGGATACCTGTCAGCCAGCTCGTCCACCCAGCTGGACATATCGATCCCGATCCTCACTGCATCATTCTCGCCCTGCATACCGATCTGCAGGTACTGCAAGTCTTCAACTTTAAAAATTGGCATACTCATTTATCTCACCCTCCTCCACCCGTAGACATCCGTGATCCCGGTGGTAATCTCTTCCCACTCGCCAAAGGTAAAAGGCTTTTGCTCCCGTGCGGATAGAACCACAATCCCAACAGGGTAGGCTTTCTGCCAGCGGTTCTGCTCAAACAGGTTGCGAATACCAAGGGCAAAGCCTTTTTCCTCCCGCCCCCACCGGGAAGGAACCACGGGAAAAGGCAGGCCCGAATCAGTGTGCTTCATCCTGTGCCTCCTTAGTCCGGATCCAGCTCAAGATCGATCTTGATGCCGCCCGCGATGGAGTAGGGCACCGCGGTGATGCTCTCAATCTCCAGCCGGAAAATCCGGCCCTGCGTATTCAGATGCACCCGGGTCATCTTTCCGGGTTTCGCCGTCACAAGCTTCTGCTTCAGCTTCTTTTCCGTCCGAAGACCCATCCGAAGCGTGACAGGCACCTCAGTTTCCGCGAAGAAGTACACCGTGAAAGCGCTTTTGATGGAGCTTTTCAGCCCAAGGTCTTGGTACCCGGAAATCCATTTCAGGTGCTTTACCTGGCCCTTCCGGTCATCCAACTCATATACGGCACCCGGATAGTCTGCGCTCGTATAAAAAAGCCGTTCGTTAATCTGCAAGAAGCTGTCCACGCTGACATCCGTCCGGAGCGAGAAAGCGCCGCTGCGGGTATCATACTGAAGGATGGCGTTATTATTGGCAGACCCGTAGAAAGGAAGAGCGAGGCAGTACACCCCGTTCCACATCCCCGCGCAGGCTCTGCTCACCGGATCGCCGCTGATCTCTTCCCAATGAGCCGCCGTCCACTCCTCTGCGTGGTTGATCGGTACAACACACCGATAGACCGTGCCTTCATGGCTGCAAATATCGCCCAGCATATAAGTCCGTGCCTCGGAATATTCCAGGAGCACCGTGATCTCATGCTTCACACGATCCCGCATAATGCCCTGGATGGCGTCCTGCTGGAAATCGTAAGCCCCGCTGCCGTCATACCGCAGAAGACCGTACTGCCCCAGCATATAGGCGTATCCGTTATATACGGCCACCGTGTTCTCCACCAGGGCACCGCCACCGTACTGGCGCTGTACAGAGAATTCACCCGGGTTGGTGCCGTAGATTCGCCAGATGGAATTCCGTTTAAGGGCGATCAGATCAGAACCGTACTGACGGAGAGCTACAAAGGAATCTCCGTCCCAGGTGGGAACCTGGATATCTCCGGCTCCGTCCTCCGGAATCTCGATCTGGGCCTCCCAATCAAAGGGATCATACGGTGCAGAATATACCAGCATATCCGGGTCACCGGTGATGCCGCTGCCCCACACTCGCTCGTTGTACCGGGCGAGAACCCCAAACCTCTTTGGCGTCTCCACCGGCGCGATGTCCAGTGTATCGCCGTACAGACAGAACATTCCGTCCGTAGCATTGCTGAACAGCAGGATATCCACCGGGTCGGTCTGTGTGATCTCCTCCCAGTGGTCAGGGTTCCACGATTCTGCCGTATCAATCGCCACAGTACATCTGTAAGGAATCCGATCGGAATATTCGTCCGCAGGATCACTCAGGATGGTACAGCGCTCACCAAGCTGATACGTTTTAGCATCGGAATACAACGCATACGTGCTGACCTCGTAGGTAATCCAGTCACAGTCATTCACGCTCAGTCCGGTATACCGCTCCACCCACGCATCATTCTGATCCAGGAGCTTCGTGTATACGGCCCCGTCACTGATGGCCACCAGCAGAGTACCCGTATCCGTCCCGAATCGCCGGTGCAGGTAGGCCAGGGTACCGATAGGTTTCTCCAGCGTCTGCGGAATCAGCACACCGCTCCGCATAGGTTGGAAGCCGCCACCTTCGATATTGACATTCTCCATGTCTGTGGCGTACCGGAGAGGCAGGTTAAACCCATCACCGGACTGGTCTATACCCCGAAAGGAGTCAATAGCCACATGGGTGTTGTACAAAGGTGAGTAAGCCATTCATCTTCACCTCACCTTGGAATGTTATAGAAGTTCTTGGAGATTCCGTGGGTTTCTCCATACTTGCCGCCGTCATCAGAAACCTTCCGAAGCATCTCCAGGAATGCTTCCCGGAAGGCCATACCGCGCTGCTGCTTCTGGGGGTTTCCGTTCCTATAGATGAGCCAGGAAGCCCAGTCAGCCAGATACTTATGCGTCCACTCAGGGGTCTTCGGTACATCCTCGTCCTCTGTCAAAGGGGGGTATGTCTCGTTCGTGGTCGAAACGTGCTGTTTATCATAGATCTTAACCAGCTGGTCATACCCATCATTGATGTACTCCCCGATGTACGGTGTAAAATCTCCTATATCATCCGTATCGTTATTTGTCTGGAACATGATCTGGTTCTTAATCTCCAGAAGCGTCATGCGTCTCACCTCACAGGTTGGGATACCGCTGTTTCAGCAGAGTAAACACCTCTGGAGTTACCTCTGTATGCACACCCCGCCTGATCCGGATGAAGTTATCACCCTTCTCGTTGCTGATGGAAACGTGCTCATACTGATCCACGGCCACTCCGGTCGCATCGTCATCCTCCCGTTTGGGAATAAAAATCGGTACACGAACCTCGTCTTCTTCCTTTTTCTTCACCGGAACAGCAATCGTCTGACTCTTAGCCATAATATAGTCTCCTTTCAAAAAACGGGGGCTGCCCCGAATTACCAGGACAGCCCCCATGGGGATTAATCGCTCACGCCATGCTCAACCCGGACGATGAAGTCATCCTGGATGATTGCAGCGCAGAAGTGCTTCACCTTCCAGCCGATCGTCCCGCGCTGGTTCAGCGGGTCAAGGGCACCGGAGGAACCAGGGGCCTTCACGATGGTCTGAATGTTGGGGGTGCCCCTGCCGCCCAGCTGCACGATACCAAAGGCATCCCGACCATAGATCAGGGTGGCATGGACTTCATCGCCGCCGGAAGCGCCGCCGGAGGGCACAACCTTCAGGGCGTTGGTGGTAGTCCAGTCCGTGGTGTCCGCAGGCACCCAGCGGAACTTCACCGTCTTGGCCGTGGCATCCACGTACTCAACACACATGGGAGTCACGTAATTGGTGCTGGACTTGGTGTACTGCACATAGACCATCTTACCGGTCAGCTCACGGGCCTCGTCCTCGCTGATGGTATCGGAGATAGTCATCGTGCGGGTGGCGGCATCGAAAGCGGTGGCGGTCAGCGCGGTCTTGGTGCCATACAGGTAAGTCTCGTTGGCAAAGACCTTACCGTTGTCAACTTCAAAGAACTTGACCTTGTAGATGGTACCCAGCTCATACTTCTGAACCCGGGCATCACTCTGGTACTTCGCCACATCGATCCAGTGAGTATCCTGGGTCAGATCGAAGTAGGTGTCATGGTCGATCTTCGCATGATAGTAACCATCCGCGAAGGGCTGGGCACCGGCCTTCTTCAGCTTACGCACAACACGCTTGATCACAGCGTAGTTGATCACGTTCGCCTTGGTCAGGGCCGCACGGGAGGTCACTTCACCGGGATACATAACATTCAGGCCAGCGCTGATCTCATCCCGGACGATGGTGTCCAGGGACAGCCGGGCCTGATTGTTCAGCCGGTCGGACATGGCCTTGGTCATGTTGTCGATGTGGAACAGATCGAATTCATCCGTATAGGGGATGTAGCCGCCGTAGGGCTTGGTCATCACGGAGAACTCGGTTTCCTGAAGCTTCTGGCCGTCAGGGGTCACGCCTTCATACAGGGGCTTGGTGATGGCGGGAAGCTCAGTGAAACGGTGGAAGTGAACGTGCTTGCCGTTATGCTCCGGCTGCTCGATCATCTGGGCATCCTGGGCATAGCCCAGGTTGGGCTGCACGTTCTTCAGGGCCTGCCTCTGGAAGTAATCCTGTAGGGTAGGGGATACGCCCTGATCGTAGGAATAGTTAAGGTTGTCAAAAACTGCCATGGGTCACACACTCCTTTACACTTTGAAGCGCGCACCCTCCTCAAGTCGTTTATTCAGCCGCTCAAATTGTTCGTCAGTCATGCTGGCAATTGTAGATTTTTCGGCTCCACTCGCACCGTTGGAGGAGCGCATGGGAGGTGGAGCTTTCCTGGAGGCCTTCTGCTCTAACACAGCCTCGGCCACATCATAGAAATCCCACTCCCCGGATAACACTTTGTTTCGGGTTTCCTCGTTGTTCTGGAATTCGGCCATCACATCAACACCCTTGGAGGATTTCACCTTCTGGGCCTGTCGGGCCAGAAAGTCGGCTGTGGTGTCAATGGCTTCATCCCGCTTCGGAGCAAACTGCCCTTTCTCGTTTCTGGGCTGTTCCTGCGGAGCTGCCTGGGGCATTCCCTGGCGGTAACGCACCAGCTCCTTGGCGGTTTCCAGGTCTTTCACCTGTCCACTCTGCACAAGCTCCCGTGCGTCCTGCTCCAGCATTCTCTCCATCAGGGGGGCCAGCCGGGCGTCATACTCGGCCCGGATTCTCTGCTCTGTTTCCCGGATGGCCTTATCCACCGCAGCACCTACACGCTTCTTGATCCATCCCGGTTCGGTACCGCTCCCGGAATTATCGGTTTCAGGCTGCTGCTTCGGCTGTTCGTCCATCACGGAGTCCAATGTTTCAGATGCATCTTCGACAGGAGCCTCAAGTTGAGTGTCGGCCTCAACGGCTTCTGCCACATTGTTTTCGACCAATTCTTCCATATGGAAAAACTCCTTTCATCGATCCCCGTGAAAACGCGGTATCGGTGTATATTGCAAAAGCCCCGCGAAAACGCAGGGCCTGTTGCCAAGATTATCGGGATCCCATCATCTGCTGGATCTGCTCGTTCGAGATGTTCCTTGTCTGTTGCAGGTACTGAAGAATCTGATTGGGATCGTTCAGGATGTTTTCCGGGATATCCGGAAACTGCTGTTTCACGAATGCCGCCGGATTCTGCATACTCTGCATGATCTGATTCACCTTCTGATAGGCGTTGATCATGTTAAACAGAGGGTTCGGCATTCGCCTTCACCCCCTCAAGGATTTCCTTCTTCATCTTCTCCAGGTCAGCCTTGGTAACGTAATCCCCGGACTGCCCGGACAGCATGGAAACAGGCTGCTGGGCCTCTTCCCTGGTGTATGTCAGCTTCTGAAGCGGGTTCGGCATCCCCATCGGGTTCATGCTCTTCAGATAGATAAACTGACCGTTGGTATCCCACAGCGCGATGGGCACCCCGGCAGGAATCCCCGCGGGCATCTGGTAAGCCCTCGCCGCAGCTTCGCCGTCCACGCCAACGATGGCACCGGGGTAGGACTGTGTAGGCGTGGGAGGAGAGTAGCTCTGCTGTACGGGCTGATAGGACGGTTGAATGCCATACTGCGGCATATACGGGTTGTTGTACATCGCCATGCTCTTCATCCTTTCCAGAAATAGGCGGGAACCGTGTCCCCGCTGTCCCACGCATCAATGTAGTGCCCATCCCGGGTACAGACCGCGTGATCGCCTGTTCCGATAATGTAGACGCCCTCCGGGAATCTTTCGCAGAAAGCCCTGACCGTAGTACACTCCGGGCAGCTTCCCGGGAGCAGGAAGGGCTTAAACCCAAGTCGTTTAAGATACAAGCCCCAGAGCCAGTTGGAGCTTGGCATCGTGCACTGCTGGGCGGCAAGCTCGCACAAATCCCAGAAGACATCATGCCAGCTTTTGCCTGTGGCCGCGCAGATCGCCCGGATCACGCAGTCAGGCTCTTCGGATCGTTTCGGGTTCGGATTCCATTTAAC